GGCATTCCGTCGAAGCCCCAATGATCTTTATCGATCATGACGATTCCTTTAACGAAATCAAAGCTACCAGCGACTCCGATGAAGACGAAGACGTTTTCTATCTTGCGCCGGAAGACGCCATGTTCTTTGCTGGCGAAGCTTATGGCGACATCGTCCAAACCGAGACATTCGATTCCATCTATTCGCTGATCGATTCACTCTCTCAGAAATTCACTCATCTCGTCATGGTTCTTCCTGAAACCATTGCCAATCGCTATTCCTCCACGTTGATCGAACGCGGTGTAGAAGTCATCACAGACAGCATTGACGAAAAAGAAATCACATCTCGCATGTATGGCTTTGTCGATGCCAAGGATTATCAGGCTTTCACAGCCGGTCTCTCTGATGGTGTCGATTATCTCTCTGATGATCTTATCGAGCTTTACGATCTGTTCACGGTCGAAACAACCGACGATCTGGAAGAAGCGCTTTCATACGGTCAACGACTGAAGCGCGCTCAAATCTTCCGTCGCAATAAGCGCAAGATCATGGTAGCTCGCGCTCGCATGCGCAAGAAGATCGCCAATACCGATCAACTCAAGTCCCGCGCTCGCAAGAAGGCTATCCAGTCGATCCGTCGCAAGGTTGCCGGTGCCAAGGGTTCCGATTACAACAATTTGTCTGTAGGCGAGAAAATCCAGATCGACAAGCGCGTTGAACAGCGCAAGGGTGCTATCGGTCGCATCGCCGCCAAAATTCTCCCTTCGCTTCGCAAGGCTGAACTTCAAAAGATTTCAAATCGTAACAAGGTTCAAAAGGAAGCGGTCGATATTTCCGATCTTCCTAACAACATCGCTCCAAATGTTCACGAGAAGGGTGGCGAGATCGAAACTCCCCGCAAGAAGAAATTCCATCAAATGTTCACCAAGGAAGGTAAGGTCAAGCTTGACCAGCGCTTCAAGATTTGGCGCAACATCGCATCCGTCAATGAAGCCATGGATTTGGTCGATGAGCTTCTTGAAAACAAGGATGCCCAAAAGCTCTTGGAAGCTCTGATTAGCAAGGGCGAAGAATACAACATCGAAGCTGATGTTATTCGCGAACTGTTTGATCGTGGCGTGGAAGAAGGCAATGAAGAAACTGCCATTCAGGAAGGTTTCAATCGCGTCAATTCTTTCATCGCCGGTTCCTATTTCATCGAAGATTTGGTTCTGATGGAGCGCGCTGAAGAAGGCGCATGCGCTGTTATCACCAAGGAAGATTTGAAGGAACTGGAAAAGTTCGGTGATGCTCTTCTTGATAAGTTCGGTATCGACATCGAATTCACCAAGCACTTCAATGAGCGCATGAGTGACGACCGCAACAACCCTTGCATCACTGTCAAGGAAGTTCGCGACATCTTCAGGAAGCTTGCGATCAAGCAAGGCAAGGACATCAAGAATGCGCCCGATACCCAAGTTGTTTTGAAGGACATTCAGAAAGACCTTAATATACCGATTGTGATTGATTATAATCGTGGTGAGTTTGAAGTAAAGCTGAAGACTATCATGCGAAAGAAGAACTTCTTGTCAAGCTCCCCAACGGTTAAGGTATAACCTATACATGCTCACTAAAGATAATTTCACCATATTCGCCGCAAAGGCTTACGATATGACATTGAATGTAACTGAAGAAGACTTTGAAGCGGATATGAAGAGATTTCTTTACATCAAGCGATTACTGAATAAGTACAAGAATGGGGATGATTTGAAAGCAAGACTCATCCTCAATCATGTGATTATCCTGTACAATTGCTTTGGTGAGGCGGCAACCCCGATGCTTTTCCTTCGTATGGAAGGGCTGCATGATATTTTGAAACCATTTATTCTGTCGTTGAACTATCTTCCTTCGAAGGTGGAATACGACGGGAAAATCATCCACACGTCTGACATTCCACTAGATGTCGCCGTGATCGCGGAGCTAAGAAAAATATGATCGTTGACTTATTTTTGGTTTATCAGTTTTTGAAACGTCTCACAACTCCATTCGAAAAGTGGCAGGCTTGCAAACTTGGTATCATCGATAAGGATGGCAACGTCCTTATTCACAGAAAAGATTTCCGGACCGAAGCGCAACGTGCGGCTTTTGGCATTTTCGATCAGATGGTTTTGAATATGAAAAAACTGATTGAGAAAGTTCCCGGTGGAAAGACCCGGATCGCCACGTATGCGGCGGCACTATATCTCATCAGGGAAGGTCACGATACCCCTGATGTAAGCGAGAGATTGTTCGAAGAATATATAGTTGAGGTTGAAGGTTCTGGAGTTCCATCAACCAATACTGCAAATATTCCAGATACGGTTAAGAAGACCAATTCACCAGCGTTGAAAAGAAAGAAGGATCAATTGGACACCCTCTAATGGATAACCCCATACGCATTTCAAAGAGAATAGAAGAAAAATGGAAAATAACCCCTCTTTAGAATATGCGCAACTGAAAACAGATATTGCATTGCTTAGAGGCGATATCGGCAATCTGGATAGTTTGGTATCCCGCTTGGATGTTGCGATAGATAAATTTTCAGTTTTCTCGTCTGACATTAACAGACTGTTAGCTGTACATGACAACAAAATTGAAAATCACACTCGATTAATCGAGCAATTGGCTGATGCGTCTGATCGCCGTCGTACCGAATTCGAAAAAAGACACCAAGAAATCATTGACAAAATTCTTCAAATCAAGGAAGATACGCGAGAATCAATACATGCATCCAAGGCTGAAATCACGAAGAAATTCGATGATGAGATGGATGATATCAAAGAAGATATTGACGCGCTCAACCAAAAAGTGGATGCTATTGAAAAATGGCGTTGGCTGGTTATGGGCGGCGCTGTTATTGCCGGTTGGATAATATCGAAACTCTCATGGATTATCTCACTTATGTAAACGTTCTTTTATAATTTTACAGGATGAATATTGTTACACGTTGATATGAAATATTCGAATATGCTTTCCAATCGTTTGGAACGTTTTAAAATCAAATCAAACATGCCCTACAAGGCAAACTTTCGTTGTCCGTTATGTGGCGACAGCGAGAAATCAAAGATCAAATGCAGGGCGTGGATAGAGGACCGAGGCGATAACCAGCTTCGGTTCAAATGCTATAATTGTGGCGTTGGGCATCTCTTCTACACGTTCCTTGAGAAATTCGAACCATCGGTATTCCAAGATTATCTGATGGATCGGGCGATGGAGAAAAATGGTTTGACCAATACCAAACCAGATCAGAACCTTGAACAGTTTCGCCAGAAAGAATCTCCTGTTTTTAAGGCAACCAAGGCTGGTTCTCCTCTCCTTCGCATCAAGAAGATTTCCGCTCTCAAGCACGATCACCCGGCGAAGCTCTACGTTGAATCGAGGCTCATTCCGCCTGAAACGCATTTCCGCCTGTACTATGCTCCCAAGTTCAAGAAATGGGTAAATTCGATCATCCCCGGTAAGATGGAAGATGAAGAAGTCGATGAGCCGCGCCTTATCCTTCCTTTCATTGACGAGAATGGCGACCTGTTTGGTTTCCAAGGTAGATCATTCGCTCCAAACGCATTCCTTCGATATATCAGCATCATGTTTGACGGTAGCTATTCCAAGATATTCGGGATGGACCAATGTGACGTGAGCAAGGGCTATTACATTTTCGAAGGTCCGCTGGATAGTCTCTTTATCGGCAATTCCATTGCTATGGCGGGATCGACCGTCAATTATAGCGCATTGCAGAACACCGAAAACGCGGTATTCGTTTTTGACAATGAGCCGCGCAAGAAAGAGACCGTCGATAAGATGGAGAATGCCTTGAAAGCTGGCTTCAAGGTTTGTGTCTGGTCTCCCAAGATCGGACAAAAGGATGTCAACGATATGATCTTGAAAGGTGGATACTCGATAGATCGGATCAAATGGGAAATTGACCGCCGCACCTTCTCGGGGCTGGAAGGTCTACTTGAATTGAAAGAATGGAAGAAAGTCAACTGATGTACAATGAAATTTATCAACCATATCTGCCTAGAATGGAAATGATCGTCGCCCATGATGATAAAGGCGGAATAGGAAAATGCGGAACCATTCCATGGGGAAGAGACCCGGTTGATTTGGCATGGTTCGCAAACTACACCAAAGACCGCACAGTGATCATGGGTTCCGGAACCTATTTCGATCCGATGTTTCCCAAACCTTTGAAGAACCGAACATGTGTTGTCATAACAACTCGCAAAGAGAACTACGTTGACAATCCCGGCGTTGTCTTCACTCCAAAACTGGATTGGGATTTTCTATGTCGCGGTTTTTATCGACCGATATTGATCGGCGGGGCTTCCCTTTGCAATCAGGCAATCGAGGCTGGAGTTATTGACCAGATCGTAGCGACCAAAATAGATGGAGACTACAATTGCGATACCCGCCTAAATATGACGCTGATCAACGAAAAATATCGATCCATTACAGTAAATGAAAACGTCAAAATCAAAGACGATTATAAACTCATCCGAATAACATATTACGAGCAAAGATATTGAAACAGTACCACGACCTATTATTACAAATTCTCGAACATGGCGAAGACTCGATGGACCGAACAGGGACCGGCACTCGGTCCATATTTGGCGCACAGCTTCGTTTTAACCTTGCAGAAGGCTTCCCTGCCATCACAACCAAGAAACTCGCTTGGAAGAGCGTTGTGAGCGAATTGCTCTGGTTTCTGGAAGGATCGTCCGACGAACGGCGATTGGCTGAAATCCATTACGGTAAAGACGCGGAAGAATTGATCGGGAAAACCACGATATGGACGGCGAACGCGGATGCACAAGGCAAGGCGCTTGGTTACGAGAACACGGATACCGTCAAGGAACTCGGTCCTGTCTATGGCGTCCAATGGAGATATATTGATCGGATTGTTGATGTTCCATTTTATGGTAATGATAATGAATTACTTGGATATCAAAGCCATGCTGAAGAAATCGACCAGATCAGCCAAGTCTTAAATGATTTGGAAACAAATCCATATTCGAGGCGTCATATTGTCTCGGCTTGGAATGTCGGTGATATCGACAAGATGGCTTTGCCGCCTTGTCACCTGATGTTCCAGTTCTATGTTCGAAACAATAAACTGTCTTGCAAGTTCAATATGCGTTCGTGTGACGTGTTCTTGGGGCTTCCGTTCAACATCGCTTCATACGCACTCTTGACGCATATCATTGCTGATCATCTCGGCTATGACGTTGGTGATTTGATTGCCGATCTTGGTGACACTCACATCTATCACAATCATTTCGATCAAGTGAAGGAACAGTTGAGCCGGGAAGAATATCCATTACCGAAGCTGAAGATCGATGTCGAATTCCACCTTCCCGATCTGTTGAATGATGGATGTCACGGATATCATCCGGGTTGCTTCACTCTGGAAGATTATCAATCACATGGATCGATTTCCGCACCAATGGCGGTTTGATACAGCAAAGCCCGGATCATCTCCGGGCTTTTTCTATGAGTGAGTATCAATCCAACGCCATGCCGCATCTTCTGATGCGAACCCGCAACGGATGTCATATCCCTCTTCGTCTATAACATCCCATGTACCACGTTCATTTTTGATCACTGTCATTGCAGGAACTCTTCCAAATCTTTGATTTCGATGTCGAGAGTGACCAGTGCATCTCGAATATTTGTTACGAGATGCCCTGATTGAATTCCAAACAAAGGCAATAGCGTTTCGAACATTTGTTGCCTTTGCGCTTTGAGTTGAGCGACGATTACAAGTGCTTGTTCTCGCGTCATTCGTAGTGACCAATATACAAACCGCGCTGGACGCATTCACGGAACACTTCCAGCATACCCAAATGCATATTGACCAGATTTGGTTCCAATCCGCATTGACAAGAAACGAAAAGCCGAAGTGCCTGATCATCGCCTTCCCGGCGTCTCGACATGGGCAGCGACAACACATCGAATGCCCATACAATGCTTCGAAGATCATCGTCGCTGAATGTTAGAAATTTGTCGGTCATTATGCGCTCATTGCTCGCCACATTGCATTACATGCGGCGTTTATTGCGTTGCGTTGCTTTTTGGCACGACGCTTCATAGCAGGCGTACCGTCTTTCATGGCTTCGTCGGCTTTACGCAACAAAGCCTCAAGTTCATTGTACTTCGTTTTGATTTCTTCATCCATCACTGCGATCCCTTCGCATTTTCGAGATTACCGAATGCTTCATCAAAGTCGCTTTCGTATTCTTCGACATCGATTCGGTTCATCATCTCGTCTAGTTTATTGACGGCGTATTCCATTTCTTCAATGGCGTTTTGGCTGTTTTGCCCGCGCTCGGATTCCTGAAGGCTTTCCGGCATGTTGTCAAAGGCATCTTGCTCTTCGTCTTTGACTGTTTCGATATCAGCTTTGATCTGTTCCAAGGCAGCAACGAATGCGCCGATGGTTTCAGAAAGATCGTCTTTCATTTCGGTTAAACGATCTTCCAGCTTGTCGAGTGCTTTGCGACGTTCTTTATTCATATCAATCGGCTTTCATGATTGCGTCATAGAGACGAACGAGAACGATTTGTGGAGCTTCAAAAAGAAGGTCTTGGATCGCATCGGCAGCAACAGTTCTGCCTTGTTCTTTCAACGTCTGACGCTCTTGGCGGAAGGCTTCAAGCATCTTTTCAATTTTCTGCGAGTCTGTCATTTCAAAAACCTTTCAAAGAGTTTTGTATTCTTCGTATGTGGCGAAAGCAATTTCGTACCAGCGGAGACCATCGATATGAGTATCTTCGGTTTCGTCGGCATTCTCTTCGGCACGAATTTTATCAAGGCTATCTGGAATAGTCTTCCATTCGGCGCGTTTTTTGGCGACGGCTTGATAGTACATCATAGCAGCGGCAAGATATACTTTTTGTTCAGGAAGCGCATAGTCAGCGGCTTTTTCTGCCTGTTCGGCTGCGATCAATTTCTGGTAAAGCTCGGTGACTGCCATTTCAAAAACCTTTCTGTTTCTCTATGACTTATTTTTAAAACAAATCAGAACCTATGTCAAGCCTTTGCGTACTTTAAACCAACATCGGCTGCATTATTAATTTTTGCCATCAGTTCAGTGTTGCCGGTCTTTTTGTTGTCTGGATGATACATGGCACCTAGACGACGGCGCGCTGTGTTGATCTGTGCTTTGGTCGCGTTCTGATTCAATCCCAAGATCACCCACCACGAATTCTTATCAGGCTTTGGCGGCTGTTGACTATTCGACTGTTGTTTTTGATTATTGGATGTTGTCTCTTCCGCTCGATAAAAGCTGCGACGTTTCCCAACATCCATCCAGATATCACGGTTGATTGTGAAAACTGTCTTGTCGAGTTTTTCGAAGCATTCGAAGCAATGGACAGACACTTCCAAATGACCCGATGGATTCATGTGCATCTTGGTAAAAAGCTTGTGTTCGTGCGGCTTCGAAAATCGAGGCAGAGTAATTTCAAATTTGCCTGTGTTGATGTGATTGAGCATCAGACTGATGAAGCAATAGATCATCACAGCGATCAAAATGATTGCCATGGTCATGCAACTACTACTCCAGTTGCCCAAGAGGGCTTGCGACCTTCTGCATCAACGGCTTCAGCAATTGCCTGATCGAGCGTTTCAGCATCAATCAAATAAATCGCGTTTCGCTCTTCACCTGTTCTGAACGAAAGAACAATTCTCCAAGTCTTCATTTTTTAATCCTCAAAAATCGAATTTGGTTTCGCCATCGCGAAATGCCCATGTGTCAACGACTTGAACAGTTTGAACATTCTTCCAAGAACTACGGATGCGCTTTGCTTCTTTAAAAGCATCTGGTTTGCGCGAAGAACTTGCTTCGTGCTGATCGTTGACAAAGATCATGTAACGGCAAGAACGTGGCTGGCGAGTGATAATCTGTTTCATGGCGGTTTCTCCGTTTTTATGACTTATTTTTAAAACAAATCAGAAGGATTGTCAAGCGCGTCTTGCGAGGCAATTTTGAAGAATATCACCCAAAGATTGACCGGCGTCTTCTTTCAAATCAAGGCGCGGCGGTTCTGGATAATTACAACCAAAATCGTATTCATACGGATCATGTTCATAGTCGTATGGACCATAATAGTAATCATAATCTTCTGGTTCATCGTCGGCATAGTAGGAGCGACCAGATTCGAAGTCGTCATATGCTTCCATGTCTTCGATCATCTGCATCATGCCGTATTCTTCATAATCTTCATCAACGACTTCTTGGAAATCGAGCTTTTCATCTTCAAGCATCTCTGCAAGAGCAGTCGAAACGAGAAGCTTGGAAGCGGTACGGGGAGCGGATTTGACAATCGACAACTGCATGACATGAACCTTTCTTTTGTTGGTGACTTATAATTAAAACAAAAAGCCGGTCATGTCAACCGGCTTCCTAACTTATTTTGAAAATATTTCGTTGGTCAAATCCAGTCTCCCTTCTCTGGCATCGTATCGCGAAGGATATGCGCCACTTCCCATTGAAGCTTCGCACCGTTCCAAGCGTTGCGTTCTCCTAACTCGTTTTCTTTGTATCCGAGTATGCTGGCAATCTTATGGAGACCCGGCTGATGCCCGAATGTCTTCTCCCAACGCGATGTAACGAGACTGATATCAACGAAGCGGATGGTCTCTGGAAGGCGCGGGAAATCCAAATATTTGAGGATGCGATCAGGGCGCATGGAAACGAAGCAATCACAATCTGCGATTTCCTGAATGAGAAAATCTTTGATCTGTTGTTCGGTGTATCCATCTTTCATATCACGAGTAATGGAAAACGTGTGACCGTAAATGGAAACGACTGTCACGGTATCCTCATCAGGTCCACCCAAGTCGATGGAGATAAGGTTCTTCGCGTTGCGCATCCAATCGAGACGCCGCGCTGTTCGTTCGAGTACCAAAGTTCTCTGTTGTTTTCGATCTTCCAATTGACGAGACCGGTAACGAAGTTTGCTGATACGATCCATGATCGACTTCATTTCGATCACATTGAGCAATTTGTCTTGATACTGTTGAACGTATCCCATGCGGATGTTGTGAAGTGCTTCGAAGGTGTTCATTGATTCTCTTTCTTGTAATCATAATGAATTTACAATCATTATTTAAATCAGAAAAAGAACTATGTCAAACAAAAAAATCCCCCGAGTAAGACCCGAGGGATTATATTTTTTTGGCGATGGTAGAATTAAGCCGCGATTTCGCGATTTATTCCGCCTTTGAGACCAAGCTGCTTTCGACCTTCCATTGTGAGTGAGTAGGTCTTGAAGGGCTTTCGCTTCCCTTCGACCGGTACGAATACCGGCTCAATCAGTTTAGTCTTTTCGATCTGTCGCAACAGATGATAAGAGAGGTTGGACGTACCTTCACGAATCTCATTCAGGCGGTCCATAACCCAAGACTTATCACGGAGCTTAGATTTGTTTGCCATGTGTAAAAACCTTTCTTCTTGTTTCTTTGTTCGATCATATAGATCATTGTTGATGATAGGTCAAGAGCGTTCTTCAAAAATCTCATACTATTAAGCTATCGACTGCCACAATAACACAGAACTAGAAAATAGGTTCCTAGAAATTTAGGAAAAATTCGCGAGTGCCATGAAAAAGAAGCTCAAAAGGAGGAATCCAATGAAGAAACTATCCACATATTTAAGGCTCGCATCCCCGAGATAAACAAGATCGTCTTTCACATAGGAGTAGCCGGAAGTGTCAATGATATCATCATGTTGGATGTCTTTTTCGAACTGATTAGGTTCATCCTGAAAGGGTTCTCCTAAGAGTTTTTCATTCACCCAATTGTTCGGATTCATCTCTTGCAAAAAAGTTTGAAATTTCGTCATTATTCGTAAACTCTATAAGAAAAAATGTCGGAATCCGTACCCTCAATCGACCAATCAAGGTTCTCGGATGCTGTGATATAAAACTGACTACTACCTCTTAGTGCATATTCGACCACTTGGTTAGGAGCCGGATTATCTCCACCAGACCAAAGGATGTATGACGGTTGAGGAACCGTCTCCCGATAGCCGATGATATCATAATCAGCATCGTTCTCACTCCATTCCCAATCCAGTTCATGGGCGTGGAAACTGATAGTCTCGTCTCTTAGTTCTTCGTTGCGAACTTGGATGTTCACACTTGAGTATAGAGGCACCGGGCAAGCGCCCGATCCGTGCCATTCGATAAAGTCTGTCATATGGTCCTCATAGTTCTCTTGTTTTGGTTTTCCAGAAGTATTTCACCACTGGAAATCTTAGTTTTCCGTCTGCCGTTCTGCCTTGGAAGCGCACGGTCGCTAGGGTATCGACAAAGCTATCCTTTTCGGCTAGATAGCCCGCTAGAACGTCATAAGGACCAGCTACACCCGATTTCTGTTCTCTTCCGTCCTCTAGGTAGATATGAACAATCTTGACCGCGCCTGCCCAATTACCCACGCCTTCCTCAAGTGCCTTGATCCTGAATTCAGCGTCTTCAAATTCCTTGCGCTTCAAGAGCGTCTTGGATCGGCGCATCTCGTAAGGGTATGGTGTTCGAACCATTTGCCCTTCGTATTCATTCTCCAGATAGACACCGTAGATCGCATCTAGCTCTTCCTGATCGGCACATTCAGTCGTATCAACGAAGATGACTCGATCATCAAAATCATGAAGGATTCCTTTGAGAATTTTGGAACGTTCAGGAAATGATAAATCAGGGCGGTCACGATCAAACATGTCATAGATATGATATTCAATCTTATCGTTGGCTTGCTCGATATGTGCATCCGTTGGCTTTTGCTTGCGAATGAGCGAAACGATCTTTTCGAAATCATTGCGGTATGCGTGATTGTAAAGTTCACCGTCAAAGACAATGCTAGGATGAATTTCATGAAGCCGCTGCATAATCTTGATGATCTTGGTTGGCGTGATGAAAGGTTCGCCCTCACGAGACTTCAACGAACCAATTGTCGATACTGCACGACAACCGTCTAGCTTCGGTTGAGACCACAATGGAAAAGTTGCGTTCCAAGATGGTTTACGATCATTCCACTTCTCGGCAAGCATAGGCTGGAAGTATTCTTTAAAACCTTCACGAGCTTCTTCAATCGTGTCGTAATAACCACCGGTCTTCTTCTGTTCAACGTATTTGCGTTGAACTTCAAGACCAGCTTGGGTTACTGCATCGACTTCGTTCGCCTTACCTACATTCTTAGGTTTGGCTTGTTTTGGTTTGGAAACAACAATCTTGCCGCCTTGGATGCCCGAATGCGTGATATAAGAATCGCCATCCTGTTCGATGAACCACGTTCTGATATTATCGTTTTCGTCAATCTTATAAAGTATTGGATTAGTCAAAACTGCTTGCCCTCTTGGCTGGAGCGAGCTTCAACGGAATGGTCCTGTCTGATCTTATTGTAATCTGTCTTGGCTCGGTAAATTTCTAAAATATCAATGCCAAGGTGATCGGCATATGAAATGACATCACTGATCACAAAGACAACATGAATATTGTCCTCGTAAGCCGCATTCAGGCTTTGATCGATCAGCTTGTAAAATTGGATAGGTGTTATATCCCAAGTCTCGTCTTCAATGACAAGCTCTTGTTCCAAAAGGACCGAAAGAAAATCCCTATCTTCCGAGAAAATGATATAATCCAGACCGCGAATGATCAGGTCAATCATTTCGACCGCTTCAAGGCGAAATGCCGGAAGCTTGTCATCCATCTTGGCTGGTTTGCGGAGACCTTCAAAGGCTTCCATGTGTTCTGACTTCATCAGAAGAATGCAACGATCATTAAATTCTTCGTTACGTTCTTTAGGGCTTCCGTCTAGGTTGACGTGCCACTTCTTGTTAACTTCTGCAATTTCTTCAAATATAGATGGTAGTGCAGCTAGTATTTTCGTTCTATTATTCGTCAATATCCTTTCTCTCTTGGTATTGTGGTAAATCTTCGATAATATAATTCGTAATTAATTCACGAAAATTATTGATATTTTCTTCCAATAGTTCAGCTATCGGAGTAATACATTCTCTATGATACTCTTTAGCCTTATAACCATAGCGATCAGAGTAATATATGTCGTCTTTTCTGGTATCCACAAAGAACTTGCGCACAGTGTTTTCGATTTGGGCAAGCTGCATGTCGATAATGTCTTTGTTGGAAAGCGGTCTCTTTCTAGTCATAGCTATATTCCCACCTTCGTTGTGACCTGATCACAAAGCATTGTGACTTTGTATTGTTCGATCATTTCTTTGCGCCATGCTTCGACTTTTTCGGCACTCTCACGAGAATAAGAAGCATAAGGACGAACGGCGGCTTTCTTCAAATCTGCAATAATCCGGTTGACGTCGATATCTTCAATCGAAACATCAAGTAGACCTGTGCTATGCGGATCAACTTCCGGAGCGCCGTCACTCCAATAACAGATTGCCCCGGTCGCACAATTGACTCGATAAGGATGAGACATTCCGCTATTGCTGTATGACGTGAGCTTCCAGAAACCACATGAATACGCATAACTATATTGACCACTGTATCCGCCGCGACCGTCTGCCTGAAGGGCGAGATAAGGCACCTGTTGCCAAAGCTCTTTTTGCTTCTTGCTGAAAGCCTGTAGAGCCGCTGTGTATTCGTTGCGCTGCTTTTCCAAGTCGGCAACATACATGTCACTGTAAAAACGATCCATCTCTATTCCATTCCAAAATAAGTTTTGATGTGTTTGATGGAACGATCCACCTGAAGGTTTATTTTGCGTCGAGACCAAGCCATGATTATCCTGATATCGGATGTTTCTCCGAATGGATGCTTGATCAATTTTTTGAATTGGCTAACTGTCATACTTCCCTTGGCTTGATTACAAGGGCGGCAGGCAGCAACAATGTTTGAAGATTGATTCGAACCACCGGTCGATCTGGCTTTCGCATGATCAGCGGTCACGTTCTTATAGGTCAATGGCTCATAACAGAAAGTGCATTTGCCATCGTGAATTTTTAAATCTTGCTCACGATATACTTTAATGAATTTTCTGTCAAGCTGTTTCTGTTTCAGTTTCGCTTTCGAGATCAAGGATTATCAACCAATTTTTAAAATATGCGTCGAGTTGGTCAGATCGGGCGTGAGTACCCTTATGATAAAGTAAAAAATCTTTTTGGTTCTGGAGCTTGTCGGCAATCAGCATTTCACGAATGTCCGGAAGGAGAAGCCCAATCGACTCTTTCATTTCATCCAGAGACCAATTGTCCGTGGAGGGTTTGCAAAGATATGCGTTAGCGGCGCGGCGATATTCCATCGCTCGAATAATGACATCAGCATCAAGAAAAGATATGGAATTGTCATTCCAAGTCTCATAGTTGATAATCCCGGTCAATGCCTCATCACTTTGAAAAATAGGATGAAGGATATAGGCTTTAATTGCAGGGACCGACGCGCCACGTTGAACCATGATTTCGATTCCTTCATCGATATGATTCATGAGACGAACACCTGATCGCTCTGTTGTCTTATCACCATAAACACCCGACATAACGAAATATTCAATTGTTCTGGTATAATCTTTCATCAGAAATAATCTACTTCATTCACCGATCCATAACCCAAATCGATGTCGAGACGTAACGTACCTAAACCGGGTTCACCCTCTTCCGCGATTGTAGCTCGATAGGTCTCTTCGATAGCGTCTCGAACCTTTTCTAATGCCCGGTTCATCATATCGCGAAGATGGATTTCATCAACTTCTCTGGTCATGTCGGAACTCCAGATAAAAAGAAAAATGTTGATAATCCAGCAAAAGCAGATAGAAAAATGAGGGGTACAATAATGGAAATGCAAAATAGCATCCATAAGAATACACCAAAATTTTTCTCAACTATCCACCCACAAACCAGATTAGCCAACCAAAATGCAGACGAAATACCAACTGCAAAAATGATCACACCAAGCCAACCGGCAAGAAATGTAAAAAACAAATTATATACTCCATTAATCTCGTTTAAAATTGCGAATATCATTGAACCATTTGTTATCATAATCTTCAATGACGTTCCAAATTTCGTTCAATTGATCAGTCGAATTGGCAGATTTGACCACATAGTATTCACAGTTGAATTCCTCTAGAATATCAATCCAGAATTGTTTTGTTGATTCACGAACCTTGCCACCATAGCGCAGGGCGTCTTCTTCGAACGGGATTTCATCGTTCATCACGATATAAAGATGCGCCTTTGTCATCTCGATATAGGGTAGAAGGAAGGTTTTCGAATAGTCGCCGCCATAGATGCGATAATACCCGAGTGTCGATAGAAGATCGGTATCTTGAATGGTGTACAGGCTCTTACCGAATGCCGCTTTCTGGAGCGCAAATTGACCCTTTACGATGTTTTCCATCTTTTCATCAGTGATGGTCTTGTCGTCCAAACTTTCAAGATAAGGGCGAGCAAACTCGTGAATACCGATACCGACGCCATGAAGATCAAGACGATTTGTCATAGTTGTCTTGCCACAAGATTCTTGCCCGAAGATCGTGATGCGCTTGGCAAGCTTGTATTGCATCCATGGCAAAATTTGATCGAAATTGGCGATCAGGTTTTCGCGAACCTTCGTTCCTTTGACCGAGTTGATACGGCGGTCGATATCGAACGGAATGAAATCCACTCCCAATACATCAGCCATCTTCTTGCCGTATGGCTCGGATGCGACCAAGCACGTCAGAACCGGTCGCGTGATTTCCAGCGGAACTTCATCGTCCCAATGATCAAATTCTATCTCTTGGAAACCTTCAAGACAGACATTCTTCCAGTAGTCCCATTCCTCTTGGGTCTCGGGATTTTGTGGAGCGTTGTCGTCGGCATGATGGAAGACGTGATATCTTCCATAGGTTTCACCCAAGGATTCTTGAATAGCCGCCACACGATCATAACCAGCGACAGGTTCGTGCGAACGGCTGGAGACGATAACCAGCACCTTACCATTTGGACCGACAAAATCACCGGCAAATTCGATCAAGGATTTATGACCAAGGGTTGGAATGAGTGCCGTCATCAGAACCACGGCGACTGGAGTTGTCATTTGAAGTACCTTTCATAGATTAAAGCAACAACCACAAGGGGCCACAAGAAAATGATAGTAAACAACGTACCACGCAAAGACTTTTGGTCCATCAACATGCTAACGTTAGGATTAATCAAATATATTGACAGGGAAACGATGACACCTGCCAATATATAATAAGTTACTGCGAGAATTATACTGTCCTCTCATTGAGAATTATTGTGTCTTCATAGTAGATCGTCTTCTTCCATGCCCGATATCCGATATAAGTATTCACAAGGAAGAACATATACTGGAAGGCGACGAAGTAGAGACCGACCGAGATGTAAAAGGGGATCGACACAACATTGATCAGTGCCCAAATACCCCATGTCTGAATTTTCTTTCGATCAAGCAACAGTTGGGCAATACCAGACATGGCAGCAAGCCAAACTTCAATTTTTGATACCGTGGCGACGGCTTCCGGCTGAATGAAATATACCACACCATAGTAGACCGCCGCAAGCGCCAGACCGAAAGTCGCATAACCAAGCCAGTTGGTCGCATAGGTGACGGGGATCGTGTTATCGTCAGATCGCCAAAAGAAAAAGCCATATGTGAGACTGGCAACCAGATAGAGATTGAACGTCGCCACCGCATAAAGACCGGCTTGCCATGTCAAAATGAACAAGGCGATTTGACTGATGATACCGATTGGATAATTCCATCGGCTCTGATAATTGCAAAGGATCGTACAGACGAAAGATGTGAAGACCGCGAAGACTTCCAGCCAGTTGATCACATCAAACCAGCCAAGCGATTTGCCGACGATAAAAGAAAGAAGAGTGAGGGCGATACCCGAGACGACGGATGTCAGCCACATGTTTTCAAAATATTTCATAACGAAGCAACTTTCTTACATTTGTATTCCGCTTTCTCAACGGAACGGGTTTCGGATTTGATTGTTTTGATGATGTAAGGTGCATTGGTTTCGCAATACGCCTTATTATGACTCTCGAACTGAAAAGTCCTTGCGGGTTCTCCATTCGAGAAGAACAGAGTTAGAACAAAGACGATCATTCTGGATAATCGATAAGTGGTTTGAAAGGTGTAAATCTACCACCTTCAATCACTGTTTCCAGATACGCGCCAATTTCTTGTGGAGTAATATCTGTACCATCATTGTATGCTGCAAGACATCCTCTGGTTTCATATGAACCAATTTGAAATTCAATACGAAGATCATTGCTTCCGGCAACGTCATAAAGACCTAGTTTATTTTTCAATAAGTATGGTGCATAAGATCGTTCTTCACCATACTTAACAATTTCGCCGTTATCGAACTCGATAACTTTACGTGTTTCAGGAATGAGAACATGACAGGCGTGACCAAGGCAACAACGGGCGGTGTTGTCTGCCGATGATTCCAACTTACCAGTTCCCTTTTTGGTATCGGGTAACTTCAGGAAGTCGATCCACTTACGACGATTTTCAAGGATTTGAGCGCGTGTATATCCATCAGACATCGATTTTGTTACCTTTCGCGCTGTTACATGGAGCGCACATTGTTTGATAATTTGGTAGTACATCAAGACCGCCAAGCGACTTGGGAATGATGTGATCTTTTGTAAGCATCACTTCGACACCTTCAGCGTCAATCGCATAGAGGTTGAAATGAAAGGTCAAAGAACTGGTAAATCGTTCTTTGGCGAAATACTGACCTTCGATATCACACTTCACACATTTGCATGACTTCTTGAAAAGCTGATATCTTTGAGAATCCATATCGATCAGATCACCATCAAAATCAACCTTGTTTCTATTTTTGATTTTGAAGCGTTTTTTACCGCTTAGTTCATGGATCGCAGGATCATACGCGGGAACATGTGCAAGAACAAGCTCAACCGGGTAAATCTCTTTTCGTTCGTAACCGGGCATTTCGATCTTTCTTTAAACGTCAACAATCATTTGGAATTCAGCAATCTTGATCGCGGCATAATAGCCAAGTGCGAAAATGATGGCGGCGGCGACTGCGAATTCAAACTTTTTCATGACTGACACTCCGTACAAAGTCATTTCTTTCTGAATTGAATAAACCATTCTCAAGCATCCCTGTCAACTAAATAATCCATTAGAAATTAAAATAATGGAGAATTCCTATGGACAGGAAGAAATTTTATGACGCGGTTCGAGCATCCCTTTTTGGCGGTACTTTGACCGGCGATCAGGTGACAGGAATGGATGCGATCCTGAACAAGATGGAAAAGTTGGACATTCGCTGGATTGCATATGCGTTGGCGACTGCATACCACGAAACAGGCACTAAGATGGTGCCGATTGTCGAGAACCTGAATTATTCCGCCGCTGGTCTTCGTGGAACGTTTCCAAAATATTTCGCAACTGATGCAATTGCAAAGCAGTACGAACGCAAACCTCAAGCCATCGCTAATCGCGCCTATGGCAATCGTATGGGCAATGGTCCGGAAGATTCCAATGAGGGTTGGAAGTATCGTGGGCGCGGGCTTGTTCAGATCACCGGAAAGAACAACTACACCCTTTACGGTATTGCCGATGATCCAGATAAAGCATTGGATGATAACGTCGCGGTTGCCATCATGTTCGATGGTATGACGGGTGGCAAGTTCACCGGCAAGAAGCTGGCTGATTATTTCAATTCCAGCACAACCGATTGGGAAGGCGCAAGGCGCATCATCAACGGAACTGACAAGGCGGATAAAATCGCCAATCAAGCCAAGTTGTTTCATGCGGCACTCAAGGCGGCTGCTTAATGTGGTTGTATGAAGGTAAAGAATTTACCAGTGTAGACATCCCTGATAAAATTGTCGGGTTTGTCTACCAAATCACCGATCTTGAGAACGGAATGAAATATCTCGGTAAAAAGACGCTCTTCAATACGAAGACCTTGCCGCCACTCAAAGGACAAAAGAAGAAGCGTAAGAAGGTCACTGAAAGCGACTGGCAAGACTATTATGGATCGAATGAAAAGATCAAGGCTCTTGTGGTCTCGGAAGGAAGAGATCGGTTCAAGCGGGAAATTTTGAAGTTGTGTCGTAGTTCTTCGGAAGCAACCTATTGGGAAGCTAAACTACAATTTCAATTCGATGTTCTTTTAGACCCTTTATACTATAATGATTACATTATGGTTAGAGTATCCGGGTCGCATATGCGCGCTCTCAAAGACTAAATACTATATCTAAACTTAACGAAAGGAATTTTAACGATGGCTTCTGCATCAGTAGTTTTTACAGACGTTTCCGGATATGCGGACTTCATTGACGCAAAGGATATCGCTTCACAGATCGTCGCATCCGGCGATTCTTCGTCCGTTTCTCCAAGCGGCAAACAATACGCATATATCACCGCTCTTGGCGGCAATATTTGGCTCGCATTCACAACGGATGGTACGGTTGCTAATACCGCAAACGTTTCGTCTCGAATACCTCTGTCAACCGATGAATCGATCACATTTTACATTCGACCGGGAACACGAGTTGGCGTTCTGGATCGCACATAAAACAAAGCCCGGTTAGTTCCGGGCTTTTTCGTTAAGTGAGTATGAGATACCAAATGTGTTAAATTCGATATGAGTGATTTCTTCAAGGTTACTGATTTCACCGCTGGCACGTAACATGTCAACAAAACGGTCGAATGACATTGCACCTGTCCGAGTACCCCAACCGCCTGATTGCTCAAGAGTGACGACTTTACGTTGTTTCACATCATAGATAATACCCATTTCAATTCCTTTCAAATGATCAGGTCTTCTTCGGCAGTCGAAAGCGTAATCGCATCGTTCTCAAGGAAGGCAGTGACACGATACTGTTTCAGGGCGGCGCGAACGCCTGCAATGCGCTTTTCGTCAGTCTTGCAACGAAGAGCATTCATCACGCGACGGGCGGCATGGTAATCGGCAAGACCGTTGGTCTCGATGTAGGCATTGCCTTTTAGAAAATCATTGATTTTGCCGATCTTGCTCATGTATTTTACCTTTCGTTTTCTTGACTAAGATATAACTTGTTTTGAAAACGAATACAAGCCCTTATTTCAATAAAGTTGACGAAGAATGTCCGAAGCCAATTCGAATTTGACTTCTTCGAAAGAGTATTCGACAAGCACATCCGGGCGCTCTTTCGAATAGTTGCCTGAACGGATGCGCTCACGCTTTTCTTCCAACTTCTTTTCCTTGCGCTCCAGTTCTTCCAACGCTCGCTTATCATACATCTTATCGAAGTCGATGAAGTGCTGGAACAACTTTTTTTGTGTCTCGGTCAACGTCTCTACCGCTTCCTTGATATCATTGAGACGGCGCTTCTCGGACATGAAAGTTCGAAGTTCCTGATCGATTTTATCAGTGGCGATTCTCTTCTCTTTAGCGTTAAGAAGATGCACAATCTGTTCAATTGTCGCCATATCGGCAACAACGTATCGATCAGAACCTTCAACGAGAACCATCGAATACCCGAGAGAATTTTCGTATTCTTCCGCCTCAAATTTCTGAATGACGTAATGGGCTTGTTTTGTTTGTGTCATAATGTCTGTTCCTGTTCAATAACGAGTTTCGATGTCTTTTTCACCGCGCTCTAGTGCCGCCGCACAGTCGAGATAATAGGCTACATTGCGGATTGCAATCGGATAGTATGGATCGAAAATACCACAATCAATTGCAATCTGTTCTTGCTGAAGAGCCATATTCATATTCTCTTCAATAGTCCCGGTAACGATTTCTCTCTTTTTCATTTCAAATAATCCTTACGCAGCGCTGATGTGAGTGGCACCAAGAAGCTTGCCGACATAGGCAAGAACCCGGTAACGGTCGATCATTTGAGCTTCGTAGGAATGCATCGAATATAGGGAATAGATATCAGGATCATTGACCTGTTTCAAGAAGATATCAATCTCTTCCAGAAAATGTTCATCATCCACCATTTTCATTTTCAAAACATCTTCGATCATATATCGAGCGCGACCGGCAGTCTGGTTGATGTCGAGGATCGGATTGTAATCCGGATTGAGCGGCGACATACCGAATTCATCTTCCGGCTTGCTGAAATCGTAGCGATTGAGAAGCTTCATATCATAAACCGGAGAGATGCACGGAAGCATTTGACCGGCGATATCGAGGGTTTCCATCTTCGAAGCATAGAACGATATGGACATTTCAATTCTCCAGTTAAGCCGTAACGATGAATTTTCTGGTTTTATCTAAAGTTTTTGAAATAACGATTAACGCCTCATCTCTGGAGTTAAAACTGGTCTTTGTTTCCAAAATGTTCCAATCACCGTCGCAAATAAGAAACTTGTCAGCAACCGACAACACAGAAAGCACAGGAAAACTACCGTTCAGGTATTCTTTTTTAGCATATCCATAAGGTGTCATGTCAATTTCTCCTGATTAAGCCGCGATCAAATCAAGCGGCTGCATGGTGTTGACTTCGCGATAATCGGCAATCACGTTTTCGAATTCACCGGCTTCAGCTTCGAATTCTTTCTGCCAGCCATCATCACAGGCGGCGAACTTACCGACCGAAACCATCGTACCGTTGGCGCGCATTTCAGCGGGACGGAACATGTCTTGCGGCTGGATATCCTGCCAGCCTTCAAGGATGACGAGATAAGGGCGATACGACTGGACAAAGCCTTTTTGAGTGCGCTTACCCTTCTCAATGTAATGGCAGAAGACGGCGCTGTTGTATTGCGCATACTTCTTGCGACCGTGGGCGATCAGGTAGACGTGCATGACGCAAACGTTGCCCATGCCGCCTTTGTAGACGAGAGTTGCCTTGTGTTTGGCGACTTTGGCGGGCTTTACAAAATCAACGTCCATGACATGTTCCTTTCAGGAAGTTTCTGTCTCTATGACTTAACACTAACTTGTTTTCAAAACGAATGCAAGAGCTTTTTCACATGTCGTAGATATTTTCTTCGTTTGCTTCTGCCTTCGCGTATTCTTCGGCGCGGATGACATTATAACGTGCATCATATTCTTTGCTGATTTCAGCCTTTATACGTTCGATAGAACGAAGGTGACGTTCGTTCGCTGGAGTTTCGTCTTTCATCAGTTCGAAACGGCGAGCTTCAATTTGATCATATTCAGTGTTCAGCTTGTTCAAGATCGCATCTTTTTCAACACGGGCATCAGTACGAATGTCAATCAAAGTACGCATTTCAAGAACCTTTCGTTTTCTCTATGACTTATAATTAAAACAAATCAGACCGCCCGTCAACACCTATTTGATTTATTTCCAAAATAAATTTTCCATAAGAAAAGGGGCTTTTCAGCCCCTTTATTTTTTACGATTCATCGCCCATAATCAGTTGGTCCTCTTACTTTATACTCAAACTCTTTTGGATCATAAGCATAGAACTGTCCGTCAACCTCAACTATCTTCTTTCCGTAATGTGGATTCTTCTTTCGGAATTCCCGATCATCATCGATAAACTTTTGCATGGCTTTCAAGATATCGCTTTTTTCCATCAAAAATCCCAATCTTCATCTTGAGTAGATTCTACAACACCCATGACATAGGTTGAGCCGCCGCCCGAGAAGAAATCGTGATTATCGGTTCCGACCAATGCCGCAAGAATTGCCGGATCGACTTTGCAAAGGTCTTCAGGAAACAACGGCTCATAGCCAAGGTTCATCAGTGCCTTGTTTGCGTTATAGTGAAGGAATGGCTTCACTTCATCAACCCAACCGATCTTGGTATAAATCTCTTTGGTGTACTCCAGTTCGATATCATACAGTTCCAAAAGCAGATCATAAGTCTTTTCCTTGATCGACTGTTTGGCGGTATCGGAAAGGTTTTCAACGGCTTTCTGAAACTTGTATCCGATGTAATAGCCGTGAATACCTTCATCGCGAATAATCAGCTTGATCAGATCGGAAGTATTGGTCAAAGCCTTCTTTGGTGCCGCCGCCATCTTCAGAGATAGGAAGAACCCCGAATAAAACAGAAAGCTTTCGAGGAACACAGAAGCAACCTTCTTCATAAGTGGATCGTGACCATCATAATATTTCTTGATGATTGCAATCTTCTTTTGAAGAATAGCATTAGTTGCACCCCATTCGAACGTCTCGTCAATTTCTTTCTTCAAACATAGAGTAGAGAAAATTGAGGAATAGGTTTTGGTATGCATCGATTCCATAAAGGAAACATTAGTGTAAACCGAAATCTCTTGAGGAGTTACCGCATCCTGCATCAGAGAGATAGCCCCAACTTGTGACTGGAGCGTGTCGAGTGCGGTTAGACCAGTGAATACACGAACGGTAGTGTGTTTCTCGTCAGTCGAAAGTAAAGACCAAGAAGGGATGTCGTTTGAGATCGCAATTTTGGTATCTTGCCAAAAATTTTTGACAAGCCGGTTCCAAACTAACAAGTCCATTTCGTCTTCAATCGCATTCCAGTTTGTAGCGTGAAATGTCATATAGTATTATTCCTTAAATTGTGCCATGTCTATCGCTGAATCCATAATATGATTCCGCTTCTTTTCTGGCATTTATAGCATCTTTCTTATCTTTAAAGCTTCCTAAGAATTTTCTTTTCTTATCAATGGTTATTTGTGCCACCCAAACATCTTGTTTACGATTCAAATAAACTCCAGAACAGGAAGAAGTATTATGTTTCATCAATTTTAGATTTTTGGAATTTTCAGACGAAGAGACATTTTTTAAATTTTCAATTCGATTATCTGAACGAATACCATTTCGATGGTCAATTTCTGATGGTTCAATACCATTAGTCATCCACCATATTATTCTATGAGCATAATGGTGTTTTCGGAAAAGTGTGCCTTGTAAATAACCTTCAGGCTTCAATGTAGTAAAAGCTGGTTTACCGGCAAACCTACCATTCCAATTTGATACACGTTTTTCATTTTTGAAATATTTTGGACTCCTCTCTTTCCAGTAAAGGAGTCCTTTTTCCGCATCACATACCAATAAATCATTTAATATTTCTAAATTAATTTCAATCATAGACTACAAGAGGTACACATATTAATGTCGTTATTATTGTCGCCTGTAATATTCTTCTGTCTTACACGAATATAATAGATGGTTTTGATACCCTTCTTTCTTGCATACATTTGCGCTCTATTGATTTCTCGTGTTGTTACACTATCAAGGAAAAACAATGTACATGAAAGACCTTGATCAGTGTGAGGCGTTGCAGCGGCATACACATCGATTTGAGCTTTCCAACCAAGTTCATAGGCATCCTTAAAGAGATGCACATTCTCATTGGTCATTCCCGGCGCGGGGAAGTAAGCGCGACCAACCATTGCTTCCTTACGAGATTCAATGCGTTCAGGAATCGCATTAATAGAAGCCGTGGAATCGTTGATGTAGGAGATCGAACCCGTTGGCGGAACAGCTAGACGATATGCGTTGAACAGACCGTGAATAGCGACTTCTCTTGCCAGTTCTGCCCAATCTTCAGCCTTCGGTACGAAATGATATGAAAACAACTCTCTGACACGATCAGTCTTGATTTCCCATAGTTCAGGCTGTTCAATGTACTTCTTGAAATACGAACCATCAGCATATTGGCTCTTTTCAAAACCATCGAACTTTTGACCGGTGCGCTTTGCCATTTCCATGGAAGCAACAATCGACCAGTAATTAATCATACCAAAATAGACGTTGGTAAAATCGATGGATTCTTCACCACCATACTCAATACCAACCGAACCGAAATATCCATGAAGGTTCATTTGCCCGAGACCGACCGCATGGCTCTTTTCATTGCCGTTTGCGATGGATGGAACACCTTCCAGATTGGACAAGACAGACACGGCAGACAGAGCGCGCATAGACGTAGCCACAACCTTGCCGATGTCATTCGACTGCATGATTTTAGCGACGTTGTTCGATCCGAGATTACACGAAATATCGCGTCCGACGACACTGAACGAAAGATCGACATTCAGATGAGAAGGCGTCGATACCTGAAGGATTTCAGAGCAAAGGTTGCTCATGCTCACGCGCCCTTCAATTGGGTTTGCAGCATTCACAACGTCTTCATAGACAATATATGGATATCCGCTTTCGAACTGGATTTCCGCGATGCGTTCCATGATTTCGCGTGGATTGGCTTCGTACTTTTTGATTTCCGGATTAGCAACCATGTCGTCATAATGTTCGGTAATCGAGATATCAGACATACCCACGCCATAGACGCGCTGGATGTCATAAGGCGAGAACAGATAAACGCTTTCGCCAGCTTGTGCTTTACGCAGAAACACATCCGGAATGACGACACCAAGAGAAAGGGTCTTGATGCGAATTTTCTCGTCAGCATTTTCTTTCTTGGTATCGAGGAAGCGGAAGATATCCGGGTGATGGATGTTCAAGTAAACAGCGCCCGCGCCCTGTCTTGCGCCAAGCTGATTGGCATAAGAGAACATATCTTCAAACAGCTTCATGACCGGCTGGACGCCAGAGCTTGCGCCATGCACATTCTTGATTGGTGCGAATGCTTCGCGAAGATTGGTAAGATTGAAAGCTACGCCGCCACCCTTGGCAGAAAGTTCAAATGCAGCCGCTAGCGCACGGGAGATCGATTCCCGATTGTCTTCGACGCGCATAAGGAAACACGAGACCAGTTCGCCACGAGACTTCTTTCCAGAATTGAGGAACGTTGGTGTTGCCGGTTGATATTCCTGATTGATGATTGTGAAGGCAAGTTCAGTCGCAAATTCTTCATCACCTTGGGCAAGGTAGAGGGCAGTGACAGCAACGCGATCTTCATAGCGCTCGATATAACGAGAACCGTCAAACGTTTTCATTGCATATTGTGTGTAGAATTTGAATGCACCCATGAAAGTTCTGAAACGGAACTTCTTGGCGTACAGCTTCTTGAAAAGGGACTTGACGAAATTGAAATCGTAAAGGTCGAATGTTTCCTTTTCGTAATAGAGATTTTCGATCAGGTGTTCGATCTTTTCCTCAAGAGAGTGGAAAAACACAGTGTTCTGATTGACATGGTCAAGGAAGAATTTGCGAACCGCTTCCTTATCGGCTTCAAAGTTGATTTGGTTTCCGTTCACTGGAAATGCGAGAAGAGCATTCAGCGAACCGTAGTCTAGATTGGTAGTCAAAAATTTATGCCTCAAATGTTATTCCGAATTTTTAGCAATTCGGTTCTTACGTTTAGAATATCCCTTTCTGTTCCGCGTAATTCAAAACAATATAATAGCGGAACGTTACACTTGACCGATACGACACGACCGCCAATACAATAATTCTCCCCAAAGGTCATATTACCCGAGGCAATAACACCTTGTAGGTTCAATCTGTTTTTTTCTTCGTTTAAGAATTTAATAACGGATTTAGGTACAGACCCACGCCCGTCACCAGCCGCATATGTCGGCAGGATCAAAACGAACGGTTCTGTGAGGATGACAGGCTCTTTCAAAGCAGTAGGTAGCTTGATTGCCGGTTCGCCAAGTCGCTGGACAAACGAATCCGTGTTCCCTGTCTGAGAACTATAATATACTAATCGTGTCATTAAATCAATTGGAAAGTTGTGAAATTTTGTCTGGACGGAACCCAACCCAAATATCGGTCAGTGCGTCTTCATGGTAAACTTCAACAACCGGAGCGGCATAATAGCCATTGTCGCGAAGTCTGTCTAGTGCGATAGCGTCTTGTGTTAAATCAATTTTTTCAAATGCGATTTCGGCTTTATCAAGCGCCGTCTGTGTCGAGCGGCAAGCCATGCAAGAGGGGGTGGAATATACGATAATTTTAGTCAATTGGAAACCTCTTTCTTCTATTTTATTGGGTGGAATATTTAGTATTCCAAGGTCGCCAAAACACCACATATTGAGGAATATGAATCCAAAATAGAAACGATACAAAATTAATATTTCTCGCTACGCTCGATTGCTTCGCAAGATAATTTCATTCAAACGCATTATTCACTTGACAGATTTGAAAATACCCGTATAATAAAAGGAACTGCTATGAAATATATTAAGAAAGTAACTGGTGACTAGATGGGTATCCGCCGTAGGCGACAAGCGCAGCTTGTTCAATGCAAATAGTGCGGCAATCCATCATTGTCATAAAGATCATCAAAGTCCGGAGTGTTACTATCTCGTTTGGCAACACTTTCTTGAAATGTCATATAGAACTTCAAAGCCTGATCATTAGCCTTTCCATAGAAGTACATGTCATTTCTAGACAGGGATAATTTCCTGTCATCTGAATAGGTTATCCAATATTTAGCAATGGTAGAACCGTCTGTTGAATCCATGAAGAATGAGATGGCATCATTCATAACGACACCATCTTCACCGATTTCCATAGGACCGATCAACTCTTCGCCTGACTTCAGACGCACATAGCCGATTTCAATTCCTTCGCTCAAATTACCATATCCTTTAAATTGAGATAGCGGATTTTATAATCAAATCCCTGTTCATTGTAGATGTCAATTCGTTCTTTGAAGTGACGCATACCATGATTGAGATAGCTTTCACTCGATATATCGTCTGCAATATCGAAGCACATCGCTTTGGTATTATTGGCACTTTTTCTCAATACGCGCCCGATGGACTGCAAAATTCTGATCTTGGATTTGGAAGGTGTCCCGAGAATGAGATTATCCAGATTGACGATATTGATACCGCGCTGGAAAACTCCATAGGTCGCGATGATAATGACATCATTATTTAGTTCGGTAATTTTACGAACTTCGTCACGATAATCAGTGCTATCCTTACCGGATACAAAGAGAACCTGTTTGCCTTCTTTCTGGCAAATGTCGGCTAGATGTTTACCCTGTTCGATGGATTGGGTCAATATCAGCGTGTTGCCTTTCAGCGCCCACGACAGATCGCGGATGAAATTGTTTCTCTCTGTATGCGAGATGACATAACTCATCTCCGTCGCATAATCCTTCTTTCGCAAAACCTTTCTCGGGGTCTCGCCATGCTTCAAAATCACACAATCAATTTTGAATTCTACGAGTGTCCCGTTATTGATCAGAGTTGCCGCATCAACGATGTCGATTGCTCTCCCAAATAATCCAGTCAGTACAAGTTCATTACATTCCGTACCATCTAAAGTACCGGTAAAACCAAGCTTATATTCACATTCAGGCGTCTTCTCCATTATTTCAATAAGAGATTTTGCTTTAAATTCGTGGCACTCGTCACCTATGATTGCTTCAAATTTATCGAACCATGTCTTAGGTTGCTTGTAGATACTTTGCCATGTGGAAATGATAACTTGAGCATTGATATTCTTATCGACGCCGCCTTCAATTTGGTGCATCGTAAAAGGCATATTTCCATGATTGTAGTCTATAAAGTCGGTCGCCATCTGACGAACCAGCGCCTTTGTCGGAACAATGATGAGGACTTGCTTTTGAGCTTCGACCAAAAATCGTGTGGTGAGATAGATCGAAAAACTCTTCCCCGAAGAGGTAGCAGACAGGAAGATCGCTCGCTTCTCTTTCAGGGCATGATATACCGTCGTATTCTGATAGTCGCGTGGCGGATATTTGGTATTGTATAATTCCGCCAAGCCATAGGCGATATTGTCTGGAATGTCTTCTTTGGGTATCAGCGACGGATCGATATCGATCTTGTATCCCCGCGCCATGCAAAACTTGATGATCTTGTGGAGAAGCCCGACATAGATCAAACCATTCATCAAATTGAGAAGACGGATTTTACCATCCCAACTACCATTTTTGAATTTTGGCATGTGTTTGTAGCCGGGAACGAAGAAAGTGAAATATTCACTCATCTCCATCCGTATGCTCGGTTCACAGACAATTTTTAAATGAATGTCATTCAGCTTGACAATGGTTACGGTATCAACTAAAAAATCCATCACGAAATACCGTTTTTGAACTTTTCATTGTCAAGGATCAACTTGAGTTGATAGTTTCGATTATGAATCATTTTCAAAATGGATTCGAGGTACGAACAAACTTCTGAAACATATCCGATCTTTAGCCCGGAATTGATGATGTCATCATCTCTTTCGACATAGGTGGAGATGTCAGATTTGACGACGCGAAGCGGGAAGGGATTCCAACCGCGTTCCTTCAGTTCAATCGGGTCCATATCACCACGATAATAATCTGTCTTGATACCAATCAGACGCTTGTGATCAGCGTGAAGGCGTTTCAGTTTAAGATTTTCTTTGATGAGAATGGAATAGTATTTGTTGTGTAGAAAAGGTATTTGCGCGCTTTCGCGGGATAGATTGGTCATGTCGATATTGCCATCAACCTGCCAAGCTTCAATAATTTCTTCTAATGTCATATATCTCTATTTCACTGTGCTTTAAGATTTTTGTAATTATAATGATCGAAGCGAAAAATTGCTTCGGCGGTCGCGTATTCTACATGACCAGTTGCCTTGGAATCGAAGTTGATTTCTGACAAGGACTTGGGAAACATATTTATAAATGAAAATTGGTGCTGAAAATTCTTGGATGAATTGGCAATCAATAGAGTGCCGTCTGAAACATCTCCGTATTCACTCTCAATAAGAGCCTTGCGCTGGAGTGGTGATTGTGGTCCCGAGAGACCGACGATCCAATCAAAAATCTCAAAATAATTGAGCATGTCTTCATCCACTTTGAATGTGACTCTCAATTCATCAAAGGTGATTTTGTCGCCTGCCCTGAAAATGCGCCCGCCAAAACGATTGGGTTGTTCTCTTTCCGCAATGGAAACACCCGGCACATTTGCAGTTTGAATGAAATAATTTGTTTCAGCCAATCTCTTAATCGAGAGACTGAAATCAATTGTAGACAGCTTATTGTCTGACATGAATAACCCTAGAAATTGTTATGATTTCTATTATTTAGCAGTATAATTGAAGGATGAACTATGTCTGATATAGACTATGCAGAATTGAACCGAAAAAATATTGAAAATTGGAAGAAGAAGACCCGTCGTAAGGGAACTTTCTATTTGTATAAGAAAGAGAAATTCGAGAAATACGGCGATGTTGGTTTTTCTTATAGTGTGATTTGGTATGAAAAGAATACTGACAAGACCAAATTTGGAGGTTTCCGTGACCATATGATGACACGGCATGGTGTTGCGACATGGGCAACTTTGACAGGCTCATCCCCGACCGGGCTATGGCAAACATCAAATGGTGAAATCAGTGATGAAGAACTTGCCGCCATGATCAAGGTAGCCAAAGGAGAGACATCGGAATTCGAAATCTTCGATGTGGATCAATTGGAGGGTTTGCGCACATGAATGTAGTCCCATACAAAGTCTATTTC